TATATGAAAAAGAATCCTGCAAACCTTCCCCTTCCTAGATTTGATGTGACGCCAGAGCTTCGTTTTCGCGTAAAGGGATATGGCAGCAAGTCTTCTGTACCTCATGACACTACATGGGCTGTTAAAATTCCAAAAAAAGGAATGCCCAGTAGTGATTATTCTTTTGATGCTGGGGACCGGAGAAAGAATGGGCCTGCGAAGTTTTTAAGGAAGAAGTAAATGAAAATTGAGCAATCGGGAACGCCCATTCGTGACACTACAGGCAAAAAAATAGGGAAGTATGCTCCAGGAGTGGCCGATATGTTTGCTTCTGGAGATAAGTTTAGAGTTGTTGTGGAACCTACCTGGGTAAAATCGTCCGATAAAAAGGCCCTGACTAAATTTTTAAAATTAGTCTCCGACGGGCAAATAAACGAGGCTCTTGATTTAACTTTTTTATCAAGTTATCAAAATAAAGAAATTAAGTTTGGTCAAATTTGTAAACCAAAGGTTGGCGCAAATATGGGAGATACCGCAGAAGGTGTTTTTGCGGCCGCAATCGCTTGTCGCTTTACATTAGTACGAGGTAGAAGAGGGTCTGATGTTACACCGCAGGAAGTGTTCAAAATGCTTTGGGGGCTACCAAAAAGAAAAAGCGCGGATAAAGTTCATAAAATATATGAGGCCCCAAATAAAGGAACAAAAATAAAAGATGATGTTGAATTAGCTATACATTTAGCTCCGGTTAATTTGGCCTTTTTACTTAATCGTAAAAGTAAAGCTGCATTAGATGAATATGTCGTGGCATCATGTAGGTATGCAAATTCTCCAATCGTTAAACAATGGGCCACTACGGTGTATGAAAATGGTAGATATGATCTAATTCAAGTACGAGCGGCCGGAGTTAAAGATCAAAAAACGACCAAAGTTGATGTGTATGTAGAAATTACAAACGATAAAGGTGAGCTTATAAAAACAGATATACAAGTATCATTAAAGATTGATGACGTTAAGCAATTTGGGCAAAAAGGGGGAGTTAATTTTGAAAGAGAAAAGGTTCGTGGGAGACTAGTAGATGGATATAAAGAATTTTTTAACAGGATATTTGGCATCACTTTAACTTCACAACTAAAATCTAATTATAATAAAACTCTAAAAGAGGACAAGGATACATCAAAGGCCGTCAATATGGTATATAATAATGTTTATGGTAAATTAAATACTATACTGAATAAAACAGGAGCGCCTGGTAAGAAAGAGAGAAAGAAATTATTTACTACTATTGGTAATGCTTTAGAACATTATGCTACACTACAACACGAAAACGTAACTCTCGTCCAATTAAGTAGAAAAGAAACAACTTTGTATAATTTTGAAAATCTTGGCTCATTATTAGCGACTCATAAATTTAGAACAGAATTGAAAGTTGGGACAAGTGATACGACCGGCGAGCCTCTTCCTTCTATATTAATTATAAAAGACGGAGGCGAATCTGATGGTAAGATATTAGCGTCCTTTAGGTTGAAACGAGAAAATAAGTCTGACGGCACTGGATATTATAGAAATTTAGTAGAAAAGGGTCCTTATTTAACCGAATTAATCTCTATGGTAGTTGATTAACTATGCAAACATTCACCCAACATCTCCTAGACGAAGGAATCACCGCAGGCAAGAATCTGCACCTTGAGCATATTGAGGACGAGATTATAAACTTCGGTGTGGCAGGAGGAAGAGCAGCCATCAACTTCATTCAGTCGCTCCGCGATATGTTTGCCGGAGAGGCCAAAAGCCCCGTGGACATCTCTGTCAAGTGGGATGGTGCGCCTGCAATCTTCGCAGGGATCGACCCGACAGACGGAAAGTTTTTCGTAGGAACCAAAGGGGTGTTCGCAAACAATCCAAAACTAGTCAAGACAAATGCAGACCTTGACAAGCACGGCTATTCAGGTGGGCTGCGCGAAAAGCTCCAGATTGCCCTAAAGAATCTTCCTGCACTCGGGTTCAAGGGAGTCCTACAGGGGGACATGATGTTCACTCAGAGCGATCTTGAGACAGCCACGATTGACGACGAAGACTATATCATATTCCAGCCAAACACAATTGTCTATGCCGTTCCTGTAGACAGCCCGCTTGCGCGACAGATCAAGGCTGCAAAGATGGGGATCGTCTGGCACACCACCTATTCTGGGGGCAAGGTGCTTGCCGACATGAAAGCCTCCTTCGGAGCAAATGTCTCTGGCTTCAAGAAGACCAAGAATGTCTGGTTTGACGATGCAACCTATCGTGATGTCTCAGGGAAAATGTTGTTCACCAAGAAAGACACCACAGAGATCACCCGCTATCTCTCACGCGCAGGGACAGTCTTCCATAGAATCAATTCCAGAAGCCTGAAGAGGTTCTTGGATATGCAAGATGCTTTAGGAGGAGCTACTGGAGGGGCTTGGTCTGGTTCTGGATTCAAGACATATAACAATAACATGGTTCGTGCAGGGCAGAAAATCACAAATCCTAGGGCCCATGCATTAGGGTATGCCAAATACTTTGAGAACTGGTGGAAAGTCAATCAGATAGACAAGGCCAAGATGCCTGCGACCAAAAAACGAAAGACGGCTCTGATGAAGCAACACCTCAGGGTGATTCGTCAGTCACAGGCTACTATCATTCAGATTGTCGAGTTCCAGGGGCATATTCTGGATGCAAAAGAGTTGATTTTAAACAAGCTAGACACAGGAGCAAGACGACTGGCAAGAACATTCATCAAGACCAAGACTGGATTCAAGGTGACGCCAGACGAAGGCTATGTGGTCGTGGATCGCCTGAAGGGAAATGCAGTCAAACTGGTGGATCGGCTCACTTTTAGTCACAACAATTTCACGGCTCAAAAAAATTGGTCTAAGTGAAATATGCACTATCTTTACAAATTAACAAATAAAAATACCAACAAATGCTATGTGGGGTTTACTTCGACTACACCTAAAAATAGATGGTATCAACATTGTTCAAATACATTTAAGAGGAATAAAAAGTCTAAATTATATTCCTCAATGAGAAAACATGGAAAAGAAGCCTTTGTTGTCGAACAACTTTATTATGGAGAAGATGCGCTTCAGAAAGAGAATGATTATATTATTAGCGAGAATGCTGAATATAATATGACTAAAGGTGGTGAGGCAAATCAGTTAGGTCGTCATTGGAATCTTAGTGAAGAAACTAAGCAAAAATTGAGAAAACCAAAACCTCCAAGAACTAAAGAACATTGTGAAAATATATCTAAAGCCAAAAAAGGGACAATTCCATGGAATAAAGGTTTAAGATTAAAGTAGGGATAAATAGAAGTAGACTTTTCTATAGGAGAATAATAAAATGAAGAATTTTTTGCGTAAGGTAGGGCTGCTGACAGCGGCCGTTATGATGATGTCCTCTGGGGTTGCGTATGCAGGAGCAAGCCCGGGTAGTGCCAATGTACTTAATAAATGGACCTTAAATATGGCCCCAGATGGGGGATCCGATGGTTCGCCGGACGCTTGGTCAGTTGCTGAATTGGCTGATGTTCGCCAGGCTCCTACGCGAGGAGGAATTCAGACATTAAAGAAAAATCAAAAATTATATTTTCAATTAAATGGTAAGGGAACTGAATTTGAAACAATCAATGATGTGGGTGGGGTGTTGACGGGTGTGGAATGTGATATGTCGGCCTCGTCTGGCTCCACCTTGACGAGTTTTATGAATAATGAATGTGCTTCTGCTCCTTTAAAGATTGCATCTCCTGGAGGTGCGACGATTTGTTTGCTTAATGATTTGGAGGCTACGGTTCCTGATGGGTCCGAAGACATAGATATGATGGTGTTTCTCTGCGCTGATGATACTTGCACAAAAGAAACATCTGTCCCATCAACAACCCTCACCATTGAGACCGGCGCGGCGGCCACCGGATCTTGTACTACGGGAAATCCGTCCACCCACACTTCAATCATGGCCGGAGGGGGCTCCGCTTTTGCAGGCCAGACTATATATGTTATTGTTCAGGACCGTAGTGGCACGGCGGATACTGAAACAAATACCCTAACCGTCTGGGCAGTAGGACGCTAATTCCCCAATGAAATCCTTCAACGATTGGCAGAAAGATGACACCATAGACGAAGGGTTATCTGTATCCGCCAGACGACGAAAGGCCATGCAGCTCCGAAGGTTTGCCCCGAAGATCCAACGAGGCAGAGAACGGGCAAAGCGAAAGATGGCATCACGCGAGAAGCTCCTCCTGAGATCCACCAAGCAGGCCCGAATGCTCCTGTTCAAGAAACTTTCAAAAGGTAAGAGGCCGCCTGATGTTTCATTTGCCCAACGCAAAGCCATTGAAGACAAGTTGAAGAAGAAGGCTCCTGTGATTGCAAGGATGTCCAAAAAGCTATTTCCTCAAGTCCGAAAGTCTGAAATGGAACGACTAAAGAAATTCCGAGGCGGAGGGTCAGAAGAATAAATACCATAATGATAGTTAGGTCAAGGCAAACCTATCATAAGTTAACCGGTAAGCCCAAGGGAAACCCGAATGGATAATAAGAAGACATATCGCGGAATGCTATCAGAAGCTCGCGGCAAGAAGAAAGGCGCCATTGTCATTGGATGGGGTCGATTCAATCCCCCTACTGTCGGGCATGAGAAACTGATCGAAAAGGTTGCGGCTGAAGCCTCCAGTCGAGGCGCAGACTACCGAATCTTTCCAACGAAATCGGTCGATCCTAAAAAGAATCCCCTTTCGTTTCCCCAGAAGGTCAAGTTCATGCGGGCCATGTTTCCCCGTCATGCGCGCAAGATTTCTTCCAACAAAACTCTGAATACGGTAATAAAAGCGGCCCAGTCATTAGAAAAGGAAGGGTATTCATCCCTCGTTCTAGTGGCTGGGTCGGATCGTACTAGAGAGTTCCAGACTCTTCTAAATAAATATAATGGCAAAGAATATAAGTTTGATAAGATAGATATTGTGAGCGCCGGCGAACGAGATCCCGATGCAGAAGGCGTCACAGGAATGAGTGCATCAAAGATGAGGGCCGCGGCCAGTTCAAAGGATTTCAAGTCATTCAAGACGGGGTTGCCTAGGTCATTCAGGCAGGCCAAGAGTATGTTTGATACGGTGAGGAAGGGCATGAATCTTACAGAAGAAGAAGAATTAATAACCGAGCTTTCTAAGAAGCAAAAGGCGGCCTTGGTTGCTACTGGCGCCACTCTGGCCATCAAGGCCCTGAAAGGTCGAGGAAAAAAGAAAAAAGAAGAAGACAAACCTGATGTCTCTGATGATAAGCCTACTAAATCTGAAAGAGATACAGATGGAGTAATAGAAGGTTCTAGATTCAATCGACTATTAAGATTCGGACTGGCCCCAGAAGGAACGGCTGATATTCCTATTACAAAAAGAGCCTTCAAAGATATGAAAAAGGCGGGCCCAAATTTAATTCTACGAGACAAGATATTTAAGGTAACAGATAAGACGTTTGATTATTTGTTAAATGATGACATTCTATATAATCGATTTATTATACTGCTTCACCGTAAGGAAACATTTGGAGAAGAAAAAATGGATTCATTAGACGAAGAGTTCGCATTAGAATTAAATGAGACAATGGGAACAAGTGTTCTTCCTGATACACATAATAATCCATCACAGTTGAATTATGTAGCTCAGTTTTCTAATCCTATGATGGCCAAAGCCTTTATCGAGGCCATGACAAATGCCAAATTAGGTGCTGTGACATGGGTATCTCCAGATGGTATAGAGATTCAGTTTCGAGTTTATAAATCAAGTGTCGGGCAAGAGTCTGGAACGGTTCAAGTAGGTAATCAAAGGCGAACAATCCACACAAATCAAATGTCAGCCGGTTCTGATGTTCAGCTTGTAGGAATAGTAGCTAAATATGGAGGTAAACTAAATAAGTTTGAGGGCGACGTAAGAGAAGGAATAGATCGTGGCCCTTCGGATGAATTGGCCGAAGGGTTACAAAAAAGAGCCGAAAAGGCTAACATTCCTTATGATATTATTGCAGAAGTATATGCGCGAGGACTATGCGATTGGGAAGAATCAAAAAAGACAGGAAGATCAACCCCAAATCAATGGGCATTTGCGAGAGTTAATTCGTTTATTTCTGCGGGAAAAACTATCAGCTCCGGAGATTCGGACTTATGGGAAGAATATTTGGATAGAATCCCTAATTCTAACTTAGACATAGCGTTTGAGGGATCTATAATAGAAGAAGAATTTATTCAAGAGTTTGGCTCTTTATTGGACGATTTATTTGAAGAAGAGGAGGATATAAAATGAGTGAAGAAAGCCCAGGCAACAAATATAACAAATCATCAGACCGAGAATTTGGTACAGATTCTTCTGTCCGTGCATACAAGACAGACACTCCCGGTGAAACTCCAGATGTTCCTAGTGATGCACTAGACCAAAGGTATTCTGTGGATAATATGTTAAAGAACAATAGAATGCCAGATCCCTTCACCAAGCAGCATCAAGATATTAATAAAAAAGAGGAAGAATAAAATGTCAATTTTTACGAGTAGAGGTGTTTCAGATCCATTGGTTAAGGCGTCTAGTAATATATTAAATTCTGCGCCGAAATATGCACCCGGAGATAATGTAGTTGTCAAAGAAGGTCCAAATGCAGGAATGGACGGAACAGTAGTCGGAAGCAAATCGTCTGGGTATACTGATGTTCAACTTACCCGAGGGCGCCAGATTACTATCTCTGATGATTCTATTGCCCCTCCTTCTGGTATGTTAAATGAGGCCAATAATGGGGAAGAAGAGGACGAAAAAAAGCCGTTAGACTTTAAGGGTAAAAAGAAGAAGAAAAAGTCTAAGAAGGATTTTTTTAAGAAGAATGATGATGAGGATTCGGCCGATGATGATGATGAGGATGAGAAAGACGATGACGGACCAGAAGAAGAAGAAGACGGGCTCCCAAAGAAGGCTAAGAAAAAGTCAAAGGCCGGAGGCAAGGGAGAAGAAATTGAGATTAATCCTAAGATAGGCGAGCAGATTCAAGACCTAAATCGTAAGTCTAATATTATTCAGTCTGGGAGAGCTATGTCTATTATGAGAGAGTTTTTGACCAATAGGTAATTGGAAGATATAAATAGAGATAGAATATTTTAACATCGCCTTTTATATAGGGCGGAATAAGGAGTAATAAAATGGCTCTATGGGGAACAAAAAGCGGGAGTGAAAAGAAGCCAGTTTGGCAAGTAGATAAAGATCCGACTGGAACTAGAGGTCGCCCAAACGCCAATGAGGAGAGAAATACCTACGCCGCAAATACAGGGTGGGTTCGTAGGATTGTCAAAACTCTTCCCGACGGAACAAAGCGAGTGATTGAAGAACTATTAGTGGCTACGAATAGAGTTGATGCAGGATCTGATGCGGTCAATGCTCTTCCTGACAAGATAGGCGCGGCCAATGTGACTTCTGTGGCTTTTCGTGAGATTGGGTTGGGTTATGGAAGGACACTTAATAGCAATGGAGGAATTAATATTGCCGCGAATACTTTAGGGTATATGGATCTCACGCAAAACATTCATGTAGACGTTTCGTTCAACGAAGCTGTTGATGTTCCTAGTTGGGTAGGGCTTCAGCTTTCTAATAGCACAGTCGATTTTAGTATTAATGCATATCCTTCTGTGGCGTGGGACGGGTTTAGTTCTACGATAGCCACTAGCGTCACAAAGGGATCGGCAGTTGGTGGTCCGGGGCATTCATTAACCCAAAATAACACAAACCTTATTACATTTACCGCAGGAATTAGTGAATCCCTTACTGGAAATGGAGAAATAAAAATTACTGGAACTACATTAGAAGCAGGTGTTGCCCTTACTGACAATGTTGGCGGCGTGGCTGCGAATGTAACTCTCAATGATATACACCCTGCTTGGGCTGGTGTATTAAATGTTCCAGTCACATCTACTGCCAATGTAGTTATTTTAGGAAGTGCAAATACACAAGATTCACTATAAAGCATAATTATGATTATTAAATGTTTGAATCGTTGAATGAAAAAAATGTTGATCTATATGCAGCAAAGATGTATAGCAATCCTCAATGCATTAGTATAGAGGAATTTCACGATGACATGAAACGAATCAAATATATCAAAAGGTTGTTTAATCGTTACAACGGAACAGGAGAAATTAAAGAGAGATTAATACTAAATCATATTGTTATTTTTTATAATGTATTTTCGGTTGAAGCGGCCACTCGAATACTGTTCTGTAAATTAGATAAAGAATTGTACCCCATATTAAAAACCTTTCTGGTATATTTCGGTTATATGCCAGAAAGGGTTTTTGGTATAAACGGCTGTGATATAATATCCAGCGATATTACAATAGACAATAAAATCGCACAACTACTTAGGAAGATATAGATGCCAAAAAAGACATATCGAAGTTTGAAAGAGAATGAAGGGGGCGTTGCTCCTGTTAATAATGCCTCAGATGGAAATATTGCTGGTCTGCCTCCAGATGATCCTCCAATATATAACAGAAAGAAAAAAAAGAAACGAAAAAAGTTGGCCGGATGTGAGGTATTTGAGATTGATTCGGATAGATATAATAGATGCAAAAATATAAAAACTCGATTTGAAGAGTATTCTAGAATTGTTGGTGTAGATGATATAGGCATTGAAATACGAGAATATGCCAGGGACAATCCTATGAAATCAATTATCATTCAAGACGAATTAACAGGAGTAATGACATACCTTAAAATAGGAAATAAATGATGGTAAAGAAAGAGGTGTCATTAAAGTCATTATTGACCATTCCCAAGAGAATGTTAGTCAGCTCCAAATCGAAACTTAGTAAGACTTTAACCACTAAAGAAATGGAAGAAACTATGAATCCTCATGGAATTAATTCTATCAAAGATTTAAGACCAGATGATTATAAAGGATTCAGTTTCTCTGTGTCTAAACTCTTCAATATGATTAAGAAACGAAAGGGCTAAAATATATGAGTTGGACAATGGGTATTATAATTACTGTCATTGTGGGTGTTATTATTGGATTATTTACTTATATTATGAATAAATTTAAAAAGATGGGACGGCAGGAGGTTGAGAATGAAATTCATGAAGACGCAGAAAAAAGGACTAGGGCAACAAATTCTATTTTACGGAAAGCGATTCCTACAGGTCAGCGGCTTATTGATTCTATTAAGCGCCGTTCTGGGGTCGGCAACGTGCGGGAAGAAGACTAAGATTATTGCCGCACCTCCCAAGTGTCCCGAGTGGAGTGCCGAGGCGATTGAGGAATTGCAGGAGTTGGTTTTTCAAGAAGGCTATTACAATCTAATCCATGCCATTGGAAGACAGGAACAACATTGTCAAGCCTTAGAAGTCTGGTAGTATTTAATATACTTGATTTATAGTTCTTCTTTTGCTATACTTTTATTATGATTTATATTGACTCAAAATATATCCGTTTGCTTTCTTCTCAACTTGACCACTTCAAGCAAAAATCAGACGACCTCTATAATTTTCGTTGCCCTATTTGCGGAGACTCCGAGAAAAATACCTATAAGGCCAGAGGGTATGTCTATCGTCTGAAAGATGCCCTAATCTATAAGTGTCATAATTGTGGAGATAGTCGTTCCTTAGGCAACCTTATTAAGCATATTGATCCTACAATGCATGGGCAATATGTCATGGAGAAATATAAGACAGGTAATATCTCAGAATCAGAGAAACCAAGTTTTGAGTTTCCTAAGCCTGTTTTTATAAAGTCATCTCCAAAGAAGCTGCTCGAAGCAGTTGGGGCCGTGTGTCTCTCGGATCTTCCGGAAGATCATATTTCCAACCAGTTTATCCGAAAACGAAAAATACCTCTTACCAGCACGAGTGGTTTATACTACATAGATGATGAAGAAAAGTTAGAAGGATTGTCTCCTAAATACAAAGATAGAATCATAGGGCATAACAGCAGAATACTTTTACCTTTTTGCGACCAAGACGGAAATATGACAGGCGTGACAGGAAGGGCAATAGAAGATAATAAAGGGCTCAGGTATCTTGCATTGAAGTTTAATGCAGACAATGAGCCTTTGATATTTGGATTGGAGAAGTTGGATGGAAGAAGACATATCAATGTGGTTGAAGGACCCATCGATTCACTCTTTATTGACAATTGCATCGCTGTCGGCGGCGCTGACTTTGGGTTTCTTAGTGTCGTGGTCGAAAAAGCTACATCGACTATTATATTCGACAATGAGCCGAGGAATAAAGAGATTGTTAACCGTATGGAAAAATTAATTTCTGATGAATGGAATGTTTGCATTTGGCCAGAAAATATTTTAGAAAAAGATATTAACGACATGGTGACCGCAGGACGGACTCCAGAAGAAATTCAAGGCGTGATAAATAGGAACAGCTTCTCTGGCTTGAAGGCCAAGTTTAAAATGAATGGATGGAAGAAATGTTAAATGATATGAATGTTGAATTGGTTGACCACATGGGGTCTGATTTGACTGTCGTGAATGCCGCCCGAGTGAGCTTCAATAAAAACACGGAAGAGTTTAGAAAAGGAGATGCCAATCTAATAAAGTTTCTTGCCGAGCATAATCATTGGACCCCCTTCGGGCATTGTACGGCACAGTTCCGAATCAAGGCACCTGTATTTGTTGCAAGACAGTTGGTAAAGCATCAAATCGGCTTGACATGGAATGAAGTGTCCCGAAGGTATGTGGATGATGAGCCTGAGTTTTTTATGCCTGAGTCGTGGAGAGCGAACCCAGAGAATAGGAAGCAGGGGTCTTCTGAAACAGAAACGGTGGACTGGTTATTGGTCAATGAAAAAACTCCATCATTTGCAGTCGAACAGTATTACAAAAGATCGTTGGGACTATATAATGAACTACTCGCTGCCGGAGTTTGTGCCGAACAAGCAAGAATGATATTGCCGTTGAGCATGATGACAGAATGGTATTGGACG